GTCATATTATTGGAATGTTAAATAATTACAATAAATGCTACATAAGAGATTTGTTCGGAAACTTTGATGTTAAACCATTAAAAAGTGGCGCAAAAGAACTGTTTTAATCATCTCACTTGACATTAAATATGTAAAGTAGTAAACTAATTTATTAAACTTTAAATAAACAAAAATGCCAACACAAGAACAAATGTATTTAGAAGAAAAAGAAAATAATAAAATAGATACTAATGCTATAAATGCTACTGAACAAGATCACGATTTTCCTATTACTAATAATTGGGAGGATGAAAATGAATAAAGATTATCACAATGATGGTACTGGAATGACTGATGAACAAAGAGCAAATTTCCGGGAACAAAATATTAAAGCTTTATATGCAAAACTTTATTCTATGGGACTTAATACAGAACAGATAAGAAGTAAATTAAATAAGATTAGTATGTTTTTTGGCCATTTAGGATCAATCTCTAATATGTCAGATGTAGAGATTTGTGAGTTTTCCCATATGATAGATAATTTAAAAGTTAAAAGTTATAAATTCTAATTATGAAATTAACAAAAAAAGAAATAATAGAAGTTACTAAAGCCTGTCAAGAAATTTATGATAGAAATATGGCATTATCTTCAGATTTTTTTGACAAATCAAAAAGTGCCTATTTATCAGTTGCTATTTTTAAACTACAACATCAACTTAAACATTTAGAAGATAAGGAATTATCTAAAAAAGAAGAATATAAAATCTTTGGAGAATACAATCCAGTTGAGGAATTTCAAAAAGTTATAAATTCAGTTAAAAAATAATTATGAAAACATCAGAAACAATAACAAAAATAATTCCGGCACTGTTAAAAACTCAAAAAGAGATAGAACCAGTTTTAAAATCAGCTGAAAATCCATTTTATAAAAGTAAGTTCGCTGATTTACCATCATTAATGTTTGCTTGTAAAGAAAAACTTAATAATAATGGAATTTTAGTTCTTCAACCAGTAGTTGGAGATTTTGTAGAAACAATTTTAATTCACGAATCTGGAGAATTTGTATCTTCAAAGATGAGAATTATCAATGCTAAACAAAATGATCCACAAAGTCAGGGTTCTGCTGTAAGTTACGCTAGACGATATGGACTTCAATCAATGTTATTTATGAGTGCTGAAGATGATGATGGAGAGAAGGCAACCGACCATAAAATCACTTCACTAAGTCCTCTAAAACAAACAATTCCAGTAAAATCTACTACTGATACTAGTTTAGGAAAATGTGTTAAATGCGGGGCTGATATGAAGTTGTCAATGCAAGGTAAAAAATACTGTTCTGCTAAATGTTGGTTAGGTACAATTATTCCGGATAAAGTAGAAGAAAATTTTAATCCTTTAAGTGGAAACGAACAAGATATTTTTTAATCACCCCACCAAGATTTATATAAACATATATGAAACAAATAATTAATATTATTAAACTAATTTATAATAATAAACCTAAATTTTTCCCTAAAATAGAAGGATTACCTATTACTTGTACAATAAATGGAATTTATATAGACAATGCTAAATTACATTGGAATATAAATTATTGGAAAGAACATTGTTGGTTTGTATGTCAAAATGAAGTAGAAAATAGTGGTTATTATTCAGAGAATAAATTAGGTTATAAATATGCTTATCAAATTGAAAAATATAGAAGTCCTGAGTGTGAAGTTAAAAATATAAGAATAAAATTATGAAAAATAAACTACAAAACATACTAGACAAAGAATATCTAACAACAGATGATCTTATTAAATGTCTCCATATAAGTCCTAAAACAGTCTTTAACTGGATAAAAGGAGTTAGAGTACAAGTAGGAGGTAAAAACCATAAGTTCTCTCAACCTATTAAACTAAAACCTACAAGATTAGATTCACCAGTCTTTTACAAAGATGATGTTATTAAGTTCTTAAAGGATACTAATAAGGAAAATAAAATATTAGATATTCCTGCATATTTTAGAAATAAACAGTTATCCATTGACATTAAATTAGTAAAGTGGTATATTAAATTATGAAATCAAAACAAACACTTAAAGTAGGACAACAGTATAGAGTAATAAAAGATTGTATGGATAATTTTATGAATGGTAGAGTTGTAACTGTTAAAAAAATATTAAATAATAATAATTTTAATGATGAGAATAATTATATTTTTTCTTTAAAAGATGACAAACTCCAACTAATTACTCCTAAAACTGAACCTTTTGATTTAGGTAAAGACTGTAAATGTCTTAAATGTGGTAAAAGACTTTGTACTTGTGGTAATAGAAGTTATTTAGATAGATTTCAAATTCCTAAGAAAGAAGTAAAGAAATGGAAAAATAATAGATCTAACCTTTGGTTAGAATTAGGTATTTTAATGTTAAATTGTAAGGATCGTAAATTAAAAGAAAAATTAGAATTATTTAGACAAGACCTATTAGCCAAATCTACTCCTAAAAAGAAATCTACAGAGATTAAAGAGATAAAACTAATTAAAAAAGGTAGTGATTATCATAATTTAGAAACTAAATATAATGTTTTTAATGAAGAAGTTATTAAGTGTGATTCAAGAAATCTTTTAATCTTTCAAGAAAAAATAAACGAAATCCTAGACTTTAATAAACAATTACTTATTAGTTTAAAGGAGAGGAAATGAAAAACTATAAACCATATTTTGAAAAAAAATTTGGTAAAGGCAGTTTAATTGATGATATTGAAAATACTGTAGATAAAATATTAGAAATGTTATTAGAAGAAATAGACAATACTGTAATTGGAGATTATGAAGACTTCAGTGAGTATGAAAGTATGCCAGCTATGTGTGCTGAATCAAATAATGAATTAATGAAAAAACAAAGAGAACAACTATCTATTATTAAAAAACAACTTAAATCATTTAAAAATGAAAATTAATATACCAAATATACAACCATTTCCAAATCCTGAAATTAAAGAAGGAGACCAGTTTAATTTTTATGGTAAGAAGTTAATTGCTAGAAAATCTTGTCCTAAAAATAAGATATTTATTATAGATGATTGTAAATTTAAAACTATTAATAAATAACTATGCCAAAAACCATTAAACCAACTATGAATATAAAAGATAAACAATGTGAAAGTTGCCAACACTTTGGAAAAGGTGAGTGTGACTATGTTAATTGTTATAAAACTAATTGGAGTTATTGGGAGATAATTAATAAACCTAGACCAATGACAGAAGAAATGAAAAAGAAAGTCATAGATAAAATTAATATAAAAGACTGGGAGAAAGACTGGAAAGAATTACTTAATCTAAATTTAAACAATAATAATTATGAAGATAATGCTATCTATTTAAAAGTTAAATCAATGGGAATATTTTTTATAAATAGATTACTTGCCCAATCCAACCAAGAGATAGTAAAAGAAATATTAGATAGAGTAGAAGATTGCATTTATAAAGATACTGACGGAATTCACGCTGTAATTGTAGAAAGAATTGACCGACAAAAACTAACCCAACTTAGACAATCTAATAAATTATTAATTAAAACAAGGAGATTAAAATGAAATACCCAAATATAAAAGTAGAGGGAAAAAAGATACAAATTAATAAAGTCTTATTTGACTGGCTACACAATCAGATAACATCAGCAATAACTATGGATAATCAAGAAAATGAACTTGGGTTGTCTAAAAAAGACATAGAGTTATTGTCTTGGAATAGTGCTGTTATGGCTTACCACAGGGATTTAGACTTTATTAGAGCAAATGGTAATTGTAGAACTAATTTAACCAAATAAATATTATAAATTAAATAAAAAGATATGAAAAAATACTTAATAATAAAAAATATAATCTATGGAACTTACCAGACTGATACTATTACATCAAAAGAATTGATTGATTTCAAAAATGGTGAGTGTGAAGGAATTATTAACACTATTGATGGAACTTATTTTGATGTAGAGAAAAATCAATGGATTAAAATTGAAGACAAAAAAGAATTATGAAAAACATTAAACAAGATAATAGAGAGATAAAGTTTAAGACTTTTAAATTTAGAAATAGTTTGTATTCAAGAGTTAATAATATTGCTACTCAAAAGGCAAGATTGATTGACAGTCAAATTATTCCATTTATTCCTAAATGGCAGTTACAGTTAATCAAGCGTTTTAGATTTAGTATTCTAAATAATTTATTTGGTTATAGTCTAGAAGTTGACCATAAGTTAGATTTAGACACCTATGTTTTTAAGAGATATGGAAAAATCCTAAACCAATTTATTATTAGAACTGTAATTAAAACAAAATGACAATCCATATGAAAACAAAATCTAATATGACAAAAGATAAAGAAAAGAAAATAGAAATTAAAGTTAATAGACTACCACTTAAAAATAGACTATGGTTTTTATGGTGTGTTATTCAAATTCTTTTTACTAAAAAATTTCTTAATGCAAAAATTAATATAGAATTATGAAAACCCTATCAAAATTACAATCAGAAGCGGTGAAAGAAATAGATAAAATTACTTTTGAAATGGACTGTAGCGAAGCAGAAAGTAAGGTGTGGAATAGTAAATTAAAGACTTTATTTGCTGACCAAATACAAAAAGCATATAAGTCTGGAATTAAAGAAGTTTTAAGAAATGTTGAATATAATGCTCAAACTAAAATATGGGATATTCCAGAAAAAAAACTTTTATCCATTCAATCAAAAGGAAAAATGAAATGAAATATTCAGATTATAAAAAAACACAACCATTATGGGAACAGATATGGTTGAAAATTTATAGACTATATCTAATATTAAGATATGGAAAACAATTATGAAACAAAAACCTAAAGAATTACATTGGGAGAAAGAAGAAAAAGTTAATCCAAACTATAAACCACCAATAGTAGAAGATAAAGAATTAATGGATATTCTAAAAAGTGTAGCTTATCATGGTGCTGATGATAGTTATGATGCTATTAGTGCTTATGAATTAATTAATAGAAAGTATATTAAAAGAAAAATCCTTACCCAACAAAGAACAGAACTATTAGGTGATGTCAGTTTAATTATTAGAAGTTGTTGGGTTCAAGTTCAATCGCCTACTGGAGATTTTGATGTGATAGACCCAGAGAAATTAAACAAGGAGTTATTTAATTTACTTAATAATAAAGATGAATAGACTAAATCATTGTTTACAAACTATTACTGGATTAATATTATTTTGTGCTATTTGGGTATTAGTATTTAAGTTTTGTAGATTTATATGAAAAGTGAAACATATTATTTCTTATATAAGGGAGAAAATATAATAGGTATGGGTACTGCCACTGAACTAGCTAAACAATTTAATATTAAAAGAAAAACAATAATATTTTATTCAACTCCAGCTAATATTAGAAGACATAAAAATTCGAAAGATGGTAATTATCTAGTAGCTGTTAATGCAGATAAAACACTATGAATAAACTAATCTATTTTTTAGAAATTATATTAGGAATAATAGTAACTAGTCCGGCATGGTTATTTATTTTTACTTGTAGATGACATATCAATGTTCTAAATGTAAAAAGAAAGTTAGTAATGGAAATATAAAACTATGTAAGAAATGTGAGGCTAATAGAAGAAAGAAAGAAATTAGTTTAAGAAAAAGAATTAAACAATTAGATTTACAAGGAAACGAATTAACTATTTGGGATAGTATTAACGAAGCTTCAAGATGTTTATTTATAAGATCTGATATGATTAGTAGAGTTTTAATAGGTAGAAGACAATCTACTCATGGATTTATATTCAAATATGCCAACAATTAAAGATTTAAACGAATCAGAAATAAGTAGAGCTAAAGTAAATAGTAAAGGTATTGTTCTATGTCTTATATGTGAAAAGAATCCGGCAAAAGTAAATGAGTATGGAATGTTAAGACGATGTAATCATTGTGAAAAACTAAAATTTGGTCCAATTATAAGTATTGACGAACCAAGTGGTAGAAGAAGTTATTAAGCAGTGGTGGTATAATACTGCTAATGAAAGGAGTAAAACCACGTATTAAAAAAGTGTTTGAAAAATCCTTGGAAAATCTTGGAAAACCCTTAGGACAAATAATGAGAGAAGAGGGTTATTCAGATAACACCGCAGATAACCCTAAAAATGTAACAGAAAGTAAGAGTTGGGGTGTTTTATTAGATAAATATATTCCTGAAAGTTTAGTGTTAGAAACACATAAAGAAGCATTTGAAGCAAATAGAACAATTAGTGTAGTAAATGGTAGACAAGCGAGTGGTGGAACTACTGATTTTGTAGATGTTCCTGATTGGCAAACAAGGATGAAAGCAACTGAATTAGGATATAAAGTGAGAGGTAAATTAACAGATAAAGCAGAAGTAAAATTGACTGGGTTAAAAGGTTTAGTTGGTTTAGAGACAACTAATGAAAAAGAAACTTAAATTAACATATTGGCAAACTCAAGTATTCAATGACAATCACCGTTTTAAGGTAATAAATTGTGGCAGGCGTGCAGGGAAATCGTATTTAGTTAGTGTAGAGATATTAAGATTTGCAACAGAGAAAGAAAAGAGTATTGTTTGGTATGTATCCCCAACTTATAAACAAAGTAAAGCTATCATGTGGTCAATGCTTAAAGAACTTGTTCCACCAGAGGCTATTAAACGAACAAATGAAACAGAACTGTATATCGAACTACTTAATGGATCACAAATATTCTTAAAGGGAGCTGATAACCCTGATTCACTAAGAGGTGTAAGAATAGATTTATGTATATTTGATGAAACTGCTTTTATTGACCATTGGGATGAAGTATGGAAAGTAGTACGACCTACTCTTGCTGATAGTAAAGCAAATGTTTGGTTTATATCTACACCTAATGGTTTCAATCACTTTAAAGAACTAAGTGAGATGAATGATCCTGATTGGTCTTATCATCACTATACAACTTATGACAATCCTCATATACCAGTAGAAGAAATTGAGGCCATGAAGAAAGAAATGGATGAAGATAGTTTTGCACAAGAGATCATGGGTGAATTTAGAAAGATGTCAGGTTTAATTTACAAAGATTTCAACAGAGATATCCACATGGTTGACGTTCCTCAGTTAGATTATAACTATACTTACTGTCGTTCATTAGACTTTGGATTCAGTCACAAGACCGCCTTGGTTTACTTTGCTATCAATTCAACTGGTACTGCTATTTATGCTTATGATGGAATCTACCAATCAGGACTAATAGAGAAAGAGATAGCTGATATAGCAAATATTAAAGATGCCGGTAAGGTAATAACAACTTCAGTAGCCGATTCAGCTCAACCAATGAGTATTAAACAACTTCAAGAGTTTGGATGCTTATTTACTCCAATAGAGAAAGGACAAGATTCAGTGAAGAATGGAATAGTCAAAGTTGCTGAGATGTTAAAGATTAGAAATGATACTGGAAAACCAACTTTAATGTTTAGTAAGAACTTAACATGGATAGCTGATGAGTTTGAAAAGTATAGATGGTTGGATAATAAGAGTGGTGGATCAATAAAAGAAGTCCCTTTAAAGAGAGATGACGATGCTATGGACGCAATTAGATACTTTGTAATGAGTTACAATAAACCAACTGATACTAATGACAGTTACCCAGATACTTCATTTATTACTAAAACATATTATTAATGGAAACACTTAATCTAATTCCTTTTATAGATATAGAGAAACAATGCAATACCCAACACTATGGTAGTCTTAATTTAACTTTAGAGATATTCCAAGATAAGATAGTTGGAGTCCAAGGACAACAATTTCAAAGAGTAAAGTTTAAAGATGGAGAGAATACAGAAGCAACTTCATTAGTATTAAGTGAAATAAAAGATTTATTTACTAAACAAGAGTCTGGAATGTTTACTTTTACTATGAAATTTAATAAAGGTAATATAAAAGATGTTTATCTACAAAGGAATATTAAGAAACAATATCCACTAGACAAACAACCATGATATAATGTAATTAGTAAAATCCCTGTACGGGAATGCTCTCAGAAGTGAGAGCTTTTTTTTGTTTAAAAACTATGCCTAAAAAATTAAAGAAAAAGAAAACAGTTAAGGAAGTTAAGAAAGATAATACAGTTGATTTGTTTAAGGATACAAAACCTAAGAAAACAGAAACAGAAGATGAGTTGATAACTAAAATGGAAAGTGAATGGCAATATTGCGATAGTGCGTTGAATATAATCAGACCAGAATGGCGTGAGAATGAAGAAGTATTCTATAATCAAGACAAAGGTAAAGCTGCTGAGAATAGTAAATCAAATGTTAATGATGGACACTTGTCTACTGCTATTATCCAAAGAACTCAAAGAATAACAGCTCAACCTGCTACTGGTAAAGTTGATTACTTAGATCGTAAAGACAGAGGTAAGAACCAATTACTAAATCTAATTCTCCAAAGATATATTATTCCTAATTCTAATTCCCAATATAAACACTTAATGAAGTTGAAACTAACTTCTATTAATTCTCAGATATATGGGAAACAACCTGTTTTAGTTGATTATGTTGTATCAGATACTTATGTTGGCCCTGACTTTTGGCTTATTCCTATTGATAGATACTATCCACAACCAGGAGTATTCCAAGATGATGACCAAGACTATTGTTTTGTAGACCAATTACAACCATTAGGTTGGCTTAAACACTTACCTAAATCTACTTGGAAGAATATTGATATCTTAGTCAAAGCAGTTAAAGAACAAAAGGAAAAGATAACCTATGTCAATCAATCTTATAATGAAGCCAAATACAATGTTGATTTAGAAGGTGTACTTATTAGAACTAAATACACTCGTGATAGTTGGATTACTTATGCTCCTAAGTTCCCACAAGCAGGAATACTTAGAGAAATAGATAACCCACATCAAAATGGTAAACTTCCAATCATCATCAAACAAACAGTTCCAATGTTAGATAGATGTACTGGTTGGTCTGATACTGAAAGAGGTAAACCACTTCAACTTACTCAAAACTCTATTATCAACTTAACTCTTGATAGTGCAAAGAATAAATTATTCCCTATTACAGTTGTAAATCCTAAAGGTGTAGTTAAAAATACTTTAAATCGTAGGGCTGGTGCTATATGGGAAGAAACAATCCCTAACTCTATCCGTCCTTTAGTTAATGGGAATGAAGATATTAACACTGCTAATAACTTATCGGGTATGATTCTAAGTTCTTTAAACAACTTATTGGGTTCTACTGATATGAGTGTGTCTAAGAATGTAGATATGACTCAAGGCAAGACTCCACAAGCCCTTAAAATGCAACAGATGAAGGAAAGTGCCGCTGATTCATGGGAAAGACAGACAATGGAAGACTTTGTAGAGGAACTTTATGATCGAATGATTGAAATGATTGCTTCTAATCAAGCTAAACCAATTGATATTAACTTATTTAGTGGTGAAATTGAACAAATTAAAGAAATCTATCCCGATATTGAAGAAATATACTCACAAAATGGTGAAGGTAAGTACAGAATCAAACCGGAAATGCTTAAAGGTAAGTTTAGATTCTTTATTGATGCCGGAACTACATTACAAAAAGATGCTATGGAAGAAAATCAATCACTAACTGCAATAATTCAATTATTTGGAACTCCATTTGGTTCAACTCTATTACAAATGATGCAAACTAAAGGAAAAGATATTGACTTCTCTGAATTAGTTAAACGATACATCATTACTTCGGGTACTAAAGATTCAGATAAAATAGTTGTTGACTTTAAACCAGAACCACCACAAGTACAAGCAGGTCCAGATGGTCAACCAATTCAAGGACAAACACCACAGAGAATACCACCTGAAATGCAAGGACAAGGACAACCAGTTCAACCATCTCAAGAACAATCTATGATGCCTGGTAATGGACAGGGTGTAGATTCTGCACAGATCATGGGAAATATAAAAGATCCTGAATTACAACAGATCGCTCAATCATTATTAGGAGGGAGATAATATGGAAAAAGTAACATTGAAAAATATTTACGATCAAATTCTAACTGAACCACCAGTAAAATGGGACGAACTTAACCAAAATCTTGCCGAGATTACTTCTTCTATACAATGGCCATACCTCAAGAGATATTTTGAATCATGTATTGGGGATGTGTTATCACAAGCCGATGACATTACTGCCGTTTTAGCTAACCAGATGTCAGAGGAAGCGTTTGGGCGTAAAGCTCTTATCGCTAGAGTTGTAGCCGACAAGATGCAACAAATACTAGATTTCATAGAGGGACATAAACCCAATGAAACCAAATGATGTATTAGATGAAGTTAAAGAGGAAACAAAAGAAGAAACCTCGCACATTGACATTGATGTAAGTCAAATACCTTCTCAAGTGAGAGAGGGAATAGCTGGACATAATTGGACTCAGCAAGGGTTTACATTAGTTTGTAATTCATGTCCTTGTCCTCATAGTGTAAATATAGGAAGAAGAATTTTTATGGGATTAGATGATAGGGGAATCCCAATACTTAAAAAAGTTTGATTGATGCTCTACGAATCTCGTAGGTATCAATGAGTCTTTTCTAATTAATTAGATTCAAGCGTGGCCGACACTGCTTTAAGTTGTCTGATTATTAGTTCAACCAAATATGGACGAACAAAACAATGCTGTGGTGGAAACACCAGTCGTTGAGGAAACCAACGAAGTTTCGCAAACTGAACTAGAAACCACTCAGGAAGAAGTTAATTCGGAAGAAGCTAATAACTCACCGGAAGAACCTCAGAAAGAGTCAGATAGTTATAGGCCAACTAGGGCAGAGAGAAGGATTCAACAACTTACTTCTAAAGTAAAGGAGTTGTCAGAACCTCAACCTCAATATAATAACGATGTTTTTGGCAATCAACTACCTCCATGGTGGCAGACCAACCAACAAACAGAGGCTAATGATGGTGAAATAACCATAGAACAGTTAAATAATAAAATAATGACTGTTACACAGTTAGCTATCGCCAAAGATAGACAGGAACAAGGTTTTAGACAAACAGTTGGAGCACATCAATCTGAATTAGGAGAGCTTGTAGATGCACCTGAATTTAGTGATAAGAATTTTGATTCTAAATACACTAAGTTATATGCATCTCTTAATTATGACGAATCTGGAGCTTTTCGTCCTAAGATGAGTCCTAAAGAACTCTACAACGAGTTAAAAGGGGTTATCAAATTAGGTGAAAGCAACGGCCAAGCAGAGGCCGCTTCAAGTATGGCTAAAACAATCGCTAATGCTGCAGTAACGCCTACATCAAATAGGCCTGACACTAGTAATGATGAAAGTCGTCAAAGACTACAGAAAGCTAGAAATACTGGAAGTACAGATGATTGGGCAGCCTACTTAAAAGATATTATCTAAAACAGATGAAGAATTTGTTTATAAAATAATCTGCGTATTAATAATTAAATTAAAATTATGGCTTCAGGAACAGCTATTTCCTCATTCCATGCGACTACTAATCGTGAAGACCTTTTGGATGTGATAACAAATATCTCTCCAACTGAGACTCCTTTTTTTAGTTCATGTGGAAAAACCAAAGCTAGTGGTGCTTACCATGAGTGGTCTACTGACTCTCTTGCTAGTGCTACAGCTAATGCCCAAATTGAAGGGCAAGATTATTCGTTCGCTGTTAAGACGACTCCTGCACGAACTGGTGCTTATGTTCAAACTTTCAGAAACTTCGTTGAAGTAACTGATTTTGAAAGAGCTATGAATCCAGCAGGTATGGACGATATGTACGCTTACCAAATGGCCAAAGCCATGAAAGAACAAGCTAGAGACATTGAACTAGCTCTTTTCACTGGAACTGGTGCAAGCGGTGCAAGCGGTACTGCTCGTGAACTTAAAGGTGCTTTAGCTTTCATTGCCACCAATACTGGTAGTGGATTCTATTCAGGCACAGGTTCTTCTTCTCCAGAATATCTTTTCAACACCAACCTCCAAGCAATTTGGACAGCTGGTGGTCGTCCTGATACTACTTATGTAAATGCTACTGCTAAGAGAGCAATCTCTGATTTCACAGCTAGCTCTACTAAGTTTATGAATCAAGACTCTAAAGAAGTTATTAGCGGAGTGGATGTTTATGATTCAGACTTCGGACGAGTAAAGATTGTTGCTGATCGTTTTATTACTGCCGGTAAAATCCTTACTGTTCAATCTGATCTATGTAAAGTTGCTGTTGCTATTCCAACTCACAAAGTAGATGCTGCTAAAATCGCATCTACCACAAGAGGTGTCGTAGAAACTGCTCTTACCCTAGAGATGAGACAGGAAGCTGGATGTGGTTTAGTAACTTTAGCCTAAAAGTTACACCGTCTAGGATGGGAAACTGTCCTAGACACCAATGTTATAATATATTAGTTTAAGGATTCGTCCTCACTATATGGCTACATTTAATACAGAAGAACTAAAAGTAATCAATAAAGTTATTGATAGTGTTAATAAAAATAAAGAATTAGGAATAAAACAAGCCACTGATCCAAAAGGTGTTATTCAACAATCTCTACGAAAGGAACAATATCTTGCAGGACATAAACGTACTGGTAAAGCACACTGGATTAAAATAGCAACTATCCCCATTGAAGTAGATGAGTGGTTTACTAAGATGTATGGACCAGATTATTTTAAAGATAAAGATTTTTTTGAACATTATAAAGAGTGGAAGGTAGTCAAAGGAGACACACGAAATATATGATGAAACTATTTGTCCATAAGCATAGAATTGATGGTTGTAGTTGGTATCGCATAATGCAGATAACTAAAGCAATATCTAACGAAGTAGAGATAAAGGAAGTTGATATAGATACTTGGAGTGAGAAAGATATAATGGAAGCAATTAAAGATTCTGATGTTTTTTATTTAAGACCTTCAACTAAAAATGTAACTCAATTTATTAGAGAGATTAAAGAATACTATCCAAAAAAGAAAATAATCTTTGATACTGATGATGACTTATTTAATATTAGTCCTTTTAGTGATGCTTATTCATTTGGTGGTACAAAAGAAGTTTACTTACCAGATGGAAAACCTCTATGGGTAGAAGATAAACACTTTGATCCATATCGTAATCGTAGAGCTTTAATAGACTACGAATACTGTCTTACTAAAGCAAATGTAGTTACAACTACTACAAGTAAACTAGCTGATACTATTAAACCTTTTAATAAAAATGTAGTTGTTGTCCCAAATGCTGTAAATCTTGATATATTTCCTAGATTAGATATTAAGAAAGATGATAAGATTCGTTTACTTTGGTCTGGTGGTAGTTCCCACTATGGAGATATGTTTTCAATAAGAGACGATTTAGAAAGATTAATGAAAGAATATCCTAATCTACACTTATATATCCTCGGTAATCCTTTTGAAGGTATAACTAAAGACATGGACCAATCAAGAGTCCACAAAGACGGTTGGATCACAGCAGATGGACATGGATATAGATTGGCTACAATCAATGCTGATATTGCTATCTGTCCTTTAGAAGATAATGAATTCAATACTAATAAGAGTTCTATCAAGTATTATGAAACGGCTGCTTTAGGTATTCCTACTGTTGCTAAAAATATGCTTCCTTACTCGGCTGATATTAAACATAATGATAATGGGTTACTTTATACCAATGATTTTTACAAACAAGTTAAGTATCTAATCGATAATCCACAAGAAAGAAAACGTATTGCCGACAATGCTTTTAAATGGGTAAAGAAAAATAGAGACCTTAAAGAAGTTTCTAAAACTTTTCTAAATGTTATTAAATCTTTAGATGTTAAATTTGTAGACTTATGAACTACTTAACTGGGGGATCAGGTTTTCTCGGTCAAGAATTACTAAAAAATATTGACGCAGTTTGTATTCCTCATGAAGAAATAGATACTTTTAAGCCTAAAAATTTTAATAAATTCCTATTTTGCTCTGCCTATGGCAACATTAGCGACCACACAGACGACGATTTAATCATAAAGGCTAATTTACTAGACCTAATCTCAATAATTAACAAAGTAAAAGACTTAAATTTCAAATCCTTTGTTTATATATCAACTTCGTCAGTAAAACTTCCAGTCCAGACCATGTATTCAAGGACTAAGAAGGCAAGTGAGGAGATTTTGATGGGTTATTTAGAAAAATTACACTTACCAATAACTATAATTAGGCCATATACGATATGCGGTGCTGGTGATAGTCCAAAACACTTAATTCCTACTCTAATAAGGGCTGCAATCAATGATACTCCTGTAAACTTATGTGATGGTAGTCATGACTATATTGATGTTTCTGATGTCGTTAGTGGGATATTAAATCTCTCTGATAATCAAGCTAAAGGTATTTTTGAACTAGGGAGTGGAGTTAGCACAACTAATGAAAAAATTTTAGAAATAGTAGAGTTTATTACTCAGAAAAAATTAAAGGTTACCAGAGTACCTCAATTAAGAAAATATGACACTCCTAATTGGGTATGTACTAACTTTAAAGCTAGGAGTTGGGGTTGGTTGCCAAAGAAATCATTAATTGAAAGTATAGAGGAATCTTATGACCAAATTAGAAAAGAGAGTCTTTGATATTAGTTATCCAAGAAAACTTACTCATCTAAGCAGTGTATTAACTACTTTGCCAATTATAGATAAGATTTACCAGCTTAAGAAACAAGATGATATATTTGTATTGGGTAACTCCCATGCTGCACTAGCTCTATGGGTAGTATTGGAAGATAGAGGAATTTGCAACGCAGAAGAAATGGTAGATAAATATGGAACACACGCTTTTAGAGACTTAGAACACGGAGTTTATGTTAGTGGTGGCTCACTAGGACAACCAGAAACTATTGCAGTTGGTATGGCTTTGGCTAATAGAGACAGAGATGTCTATTTAGTTACTTCAGATGGTGCTTGTGCTGAGGGTTCTATATGGGAAGCACTTAAAATAGCTCACGATCAAGAATTAAATAATCTAAAAGTTGTAGTAGTTGCTAATGGACAAAGTGCCTGTGGATTAGTAGACATAGATTACTTGGAAAGTAGACTTAAATCATTTTTTAATGTTGTAGTATCAAGAGTAACCTTATACAGATGTCCTGAGATACTTAAAGGAATACCCGGACATTATAATTGTTTAGACTTAGAAACCTATGCCAAACTTCAATAAACCACACGACTCAATGAGAGGGTATTTAGCCTATTACTTACACAAAGAAATGGAAGCCAATAAGGATATATGGTTAGTTTATGCAGATTTGGGTTACAAACAATGGGACGCTATTATAGAGGACTTTCCTGATAGATGTATAAACTGTGGTGCAGCAGAACAGGCTGGTATGGGATTATGTATAGGACTTGCTTTAGAAGGTAAGATACCTTTCTTTTATTCAATAACTAATTTTTCTTTATATAGAACTTTTGAGTGGGTTAGAAACTATGTAGACTATGAACAGATACCAGTTAAGATCCTAGGTGCTGGGAGAGATAAAACTTACGAAAACGATGGTTATACTCACCAATCAGAGGACTGTAAACAGGTTTTAAAATGTTTTCCAAATATAACTTCTTATTTCCCAGATGATAAAGAAGATATTGAGAAACTATTACACACTATAATAAACAATAACAAACCAGTATTCATTAGTCTAACCAAATGAGTCCATACGTAGTAGTTACACCAATTTACAGAGACAACTCTAATGGAGTAAGAGTCCTACACAAACTTGTCCACGATCTTAACGAAAGAGGATACGAGGCATATTGTACTTCAACCCCTAATCCATTGTGGAACGAACCACTCATAACTAAAGAAAAAATTACAGAGGACTTTATTGTTGTTTATCCTGAGATTATAGCTGGTAATCCAGTAGGTATCCACAAAGTCGTTAGATGGGCATTAAATAAGCCAGGGTTCTTAGGTGGTGAACCATTTAAAGATGGGTTGCAATTTAGTTGGTATAAAAAATACTTAGACAAACCACTATTAACAGTTAATACTATAGAACCAGAACTATTTACTAAAGGAACTAATGATAAGTTTGATTGCTTCTATCGTAATAAAGGTTGGAAGAAACCAAGAGTTCCAATGGTTGAAGAATTGAGAGAAATAATAGATTGTCCTAGTCGTTGGGCTTATGCTGATCTACTTAAAAATACTAGAATAGTCTATACCTATGATGATGATACTCAATTAATATATGAAGCTATGCTTTGTGGGTGTAGAGTAATAGTAGTACCAGAAAATATTGAATTAAAGAAAGAGGATTATGATAAAAAATATTCTAAATATAATAAGAACCATAAAAAACAATTAGATAGATTTATTAAACTTACTCAAAAATTGGTATAATATATCTATGGATAATGTATATAAGGATGGTAAAAAAGTAGAACCAATAGCGGAAAAAGTAAATGAATTGGGAAGTTCTGAATATAAAAGTCCAACTATTGATACTTCAAAAGAAACTAAAGAAGTAGCACATGAATTATCTTTAAGACCTTTTAGAGAATTATTTAATCTATCTAATTCAGATTATGATGGTAAGTTAGAACAAATAATTAATTGGGCTAAGAAAGGTAATAATGATACAAATGAAGCAATTATGAAAATAGAAAATTTAAGTTACAAATTAGGCAGTCCAAGTGTAGGTGAGTCTAAATTAGAACATCTATATCGCAGAGTCAAGATACTTGAATCTCTCGGTGCGATTGCTGATGGAGAATTTTAATGGGAAATATAGTAAGTGAGTCAACACAGCAAGAAAGGGCATGGATTAATGGTGTAGCTGCTAAGAAAGTAGTTGTTGTTGATGGAGTTAGTGGTAATGTAGTTAGTCCAGCTACTTCTGCTAATCAAACTAATGGACTTCAATATTCTCGTATTCTTGATTCATGGGGTGACGAAATAGGTTCTACAATGATTGATGAGATGATGGTATCTGAAAAGAATCGTGTAGCTGGTGGAGTCTTTAATGGAACAACCCCTGATACGAACTTTTACACTACTTCCTTAAATGCTAACGGAACAGCTACTATATCAAACAGTGTTTTAAATCTCGCAACCACTACTGATAGTGGTTCTAGTGCTTTAGTTTACACAAATTCTGTTGCTAGATATATTGGTGGATCAATGAATCATTTGAGGGGGATAATTAGAATAGGAGGAACTTCATATACTAATAATACTTTGAGATTTGGTGCTACAAGTTCTTCATCTTTAGCAGATTCATTTTATTTTCAGGTACAAGGATCAGTCCTTTCTATATGTGCTAAAACTACTGGATTAAATGATATTAAAATTGATAGTGGTTCTTTTAATGGAGATTCTCCCACTTATACTTTAACTAGTAATTTTGCTACTGTAGAAATTATTTATACTAATAAACGTATTCAATTCTATATAGATAAAGTCCTGATTCATACTCTCACTCAAACTACTTCTGTAATTTGTGGAACTAGACATTTAAGACCATTTGCTCAGAATATAAATACAGGAGTTGGATCAGCAGCTAATTTATATATTCAAGTATTAAGTATATTAACTTGGGGAAATACTAAAACTCAATCTAAATTTTACTTTCAGCAAGGAACAACTGCTGGAGTCCTACTTAAGAATGGAATTGGATCACTTCATTCTTTAAATTTAAGTGGAGTTAATAACAACGCAACAGTAACTCTTTATGATAATACTTCGGCTACTGGAACGATAATTTATTCTACAGGAGCTATGGGTGCTCAAACAATTCCTATTAATGTATCATTTAATACAGGTATTCCATTCATTAATGGTTTATATTTAGTAATTTCAGGTGCAAATTGTAATTGCCAAGTAATGTATGAATAAATGTAAAGGTGGAAAGAAAAAATAGTATTACAATACCAATTTTGGTATAATAAATATAGTAAAAGCCTTTTACAGGCATACCTCCCTTGTTTGGGAGGTTTTTTATTATTTAAATTTAAAATGGCTACAACAAGACCAGATATATTTTTAATTAGAGGTGATACAAGTTCTATTGATTTTCAATTAACAGAAGATGGGGTTCCAGTAGATATTACCGGAGCTACTGTTTTTCTGACTGCCAAACCAACCGTTGCTAATGAAGCCACTGATGCGACTGCTGTAATGGAAGTTGAAGTTGCTGCAGGTGATTTAACTGATCCTACTCAAGGTAAAACAACTATCCCATTATCTGCAAGTGATACTGATTGTGAACCAGGGGATTATTTTTATGATATTCAAGTTAAAAAAAGTTCCGGTGCAATAGTTTCAATTCCTGCACGAAAACTAAGAATTTCTGGCGATATTACAAGAAGAACATCATAAATATATGAGTACACTAATATTAGCGAACATTGTAAATGGTAATACTATTAAGGCCAATGTAGAGTCTAGTGGTAATATCAGAGTCAATGCTGTTACTGGATCAGTAAAATCAGTAACTGCTCCTGATGTAGTAATAAAGGCTTTTATTAAAGATCAAGGACCAATCGGTGCAAAGGGTGATACTGGTTCTAAAGGTGATAAAGGAGATCAAGGAATACAAGGTATTCAAGGAACAAAGGGTGATAAGGGAGATACTGGTCTAACTGGAGCAAAAGGAGATCAAGGTATTCAGGGTATACAAGGAGAAAAAGGAGATAAAGGGGATAAAGGAGACGCTGGAACTAATGGGACAAATGGAACTAATGGTACTGATGGAGACGATGCTTATGTTTATATTGCTTATGCTTCAGATGATACAGGGACAGGATTTACATTAACTTTTAGTGCTTTATTAGATTATATTGCTGTTAAGAATACTACTACTGCTATTGCTTCACCAGTTGCCTCAGATTTTACTGGATTATGGAAAAAATATAAAGGTGAACAAGGTACTGCCGGTGCTGGTACAGGTGATGTCTTAGGTCCTGCTTCAAATACTGCTGATTATCTACCTCAATGGTCGGGTGCTAATTCTAAAACTTTAAAAGATGGAGTTGCTATTCCTGCTGGTGGATTGGCTGGTTTAACTGCCCTAGGAGATAAAGTTGATAAAGTCGCTGGTAGTCGTTTAATTACAACTGCCGAAGGAACTATATTAAGTAATACTTCTGGAACTAATTCAGGTGATAATGCTACCAATACTCAATACTCTGGACTTGCTTCTTCAAAAGAAGATGTCGCTAATAAAGAAAATACAACACTTGATACTTCAACTACCAAATATCCAACTAATAGACTTACAAAAGAATATGCAGATACTAAAATATCTAAGACTACCAATATCACTGCTTTAAACGAAACAGGAATAGCCGATGGAGAAATAGTTGTTTTTAATTTAACTAATAAAGATATTCGTACTTCAGATAAAACTATTGTTACTTCTTTGGGTGCCGATGATACAACTGTTCCAACAAGTAAAGCTGTAAAAGATGTAACTGATGGAAAAATATCTAATTCATTAGTAGCTGCTAAAGGAGATATTATTTCTGCTAGTGCTAATGATACTCCTGCTGTTTTACCAGTCGGTACAGATGGTTATGTATTAGAGTCAAGAGCAAGTGAAACAACTGGATTAAGGTGGGTTGCTCCACCAAGTTCAAGTGATTTAACTATGACATCTTCTCCTGCTTCAGATCACACTGCTAGTGGTAATAAATGTGTACTAAATGCTAATGAAAACCAAGCTTTTGGAGATGTATGTTTTATCAACGCTGATGGTCAAGCACAATTAGGAGATGCTGATGCTATTGCTACTTCTTCATGTGTCGCCATGTGTGCAGACGCAACTATTTCTGCTAATGCTGATGGGAATTATCTACTTTTAGGGTTCGCAAGAGATGATACTTGGGCATGGACAGTTGGTGGTTTAATTTATCTTTCAACAACTGGTACAACTGGTAATACACTTTCCCAAACTGCTCCAACTGGAACAGATGATGTAGTTCAAATTATGGGGGTGGCTACTCATGCAGATAGAATGTATTTTAATCCTCAACTTGTTCAAATTGAACTTGTATAAATATGGCAATAGCAATTAAAAAAACTTTTGGAAAGACAAGAACCACAATTAAAAAAGTTAGTGGAAAAACTAATAATTATTTCTTTTGTACTGGCGGAACAGTTATTACCAGTGGTAATTATACTATTCATAAATTTACAGAAACAAGTAGTTTAGTGGTTTATGGGACAGGGAAAGCGGAAATTTTAGTTGTTGGTGGAGGTGGAGGTGGTGGACGTTATTTTGGAGGTGGAGGTGGAGGTGGAGGTGTAGCTTATAACAACTCTTTTGATTTAACTCAACAAACTTATACTGTTACTGTTGGCGGAGGCGGTGCTGGTCATACATCTGGTGTTGGTCAAGGTGGAGACGGTGGAAATTCAGTATTTGGAACACTAACTGCTATTGGAGGAGGAGGAGGAGGTGGTACAAATTCAGGTGGTAGTGCTGGCCGTAATGGTGGATGTGGAGGTGGAGCAGGAGGTTTATCTTATGCCACTGGTGGAACTGGTAGTCAAGGATATAATGGAGGAACTACAAATGATTATGGTGGTGCTGGTGGAGGCGGAGCTGGTGCTGTTGGTGCGAATAATACTTCAAACAGAGTTGCTGGAAATGGTGGAGTTGGTACTGCTGCTTATTCTGCTTTATTGGCTGCTGCTAGTTCTGGTCATAATGTTGGTGGTACTTATTATGTTTCTGGTGGTGGTGGTGGTAGTGCTACTGTTTTTGGTTATGGTGGTTATGGTGGTGGTGGTAATGGTGCTACAAATAGTCAAGATGGAACTGCTGGAGCTGCTAATACTGGAGGTGGAGGTGGTGGTGGTTCTTATCCAAATGATGCTTATTATTATGGTAAAAATGGTGGAAGTGGATTGGTAATAATTAAATATTTAACGACATCTAATCAGATTAAAAAAATAAGTGGAGTTAGTAATGTATAAGTTTTAAATTAATCGTTATTTAGTAGATAATAAAGACGTGATATTTATTTGATATAATACGGTATGATTGGAGTTGGAATAACTACTTATAATCGTGCCTCGTATTTTAAACAATGTTTTACTGCTGCTATTAATAAATTAAAAGACGTTGTAGATGTTTGGTGTGTTTATGAAGTTATGTAACGGTACACAGTACAATGATAATGTTCCCTATGTCTTTGCCCATCTTACAAAATACGACAAAATAAGACTTCATGGAGAGAATAAGTGGATAGTATAAAATTTAAATGATATAATAAACATAGTAAAAGGTCTTTACGACCATGCCTCCCTGAAATGGGAGGTTTTTTATTATTTAAACACAAAAATATGCCACCAAAAAGTAATAATACAACAGGATTAGAATCATTATTAGAAACAAAAAATGCAGGTGTTGGTGTTGCTGGACATCAAATCAATAATTATTATTACGATCCAGAAAGTGGGAAAGTACAATATCAAGATCCTTTTGGTAATATAGTTAAAACAGTTAGTGCTGCTGAAGATAATGGATTAAGTGGTCTAGGTTCAACTTTACAAAATACACAAAATGAATATGCTGATACTCAAAAAATAATAAATCAAAAAAAAACTAGTGGTGGAACAGGTGGAACAGGTGGTACTGGTGGTACTGGTGGAACTGGTGGTACAGATAATTCTGCTTTAATTGACAAATATAGAGCAGCTGGTTGGAATGATTTAGCTGCTATTAATGCAGATATTGCTGCAGGTGGCGGTTCTAAATTTAGTGGTGGTGGTAATGGTTATTCTGATGCTTTAAATGCTTCAAGAAATGCTTTTAATTCTGCTTATGATCCAGTATTTCAACAACTAGATCAAATGGCTGGTTTAATACCAACTCAACAGGCTAATAAGATGAATACTTTGAATAACTTATATGGTTCTCAACAAACTGAATTAAGTGGTAATATGCAAGGTTCATTAGGGGCATTAGATACTTCAAGAGGACAAGTTGCTGCTAGTAAAGCTCAATCTATTCGTGATTTACAACAACAGATGAATCAAATGTCTAAAGCAGGCGGTATGCAATTAGGTAGTGCTGGTGCTGGTGATTCAAGTGCTGCTCGTATGTACAATTTTGCATTAAGTAAAGCTGCTGGACAATCAAGTGCAGATGTAAGTAATCAAGCCAATTCTCAATTAGCTCAAATTCAAGGACAAGAACAACAAATTAGAGCTACTTATGACGATCAACTCAATAAACTTGCCACTTGGAAGAATGAACAAACAGGTGCTATACAAGATTGGGCTGATAATCAATTAATTCAAATTAGAAATGCTAAATTAACTGCTACTGGTCAAAAAGCTGCTGCTTTGGCTGCTACAGAAACAGGGTTAATTCAAAATGCTTTATCTAGAATCCAACAGATTGATGACCAAATTACTTCTTGGAATCAAGGTATACAAGAGTGGGCATTAAACAGAATGGCTACTATTGATGATGCTAAAGCCAAAATTAGCGGTTATGGACAATATACTCCACAAACTATTACTGCTAATGAAATAGGTGGATTAAATAATGTTCAAGGTGCTGATAGTGGTGGGATGACTGGTTTCTACAATGCACAGAAAAAGAAAGAAACAGACTTTTTATCAACTTATAAATAGTTATGGCTGGAATTAAAGATTTGCTAAAAAAGCTGAAAGAAACAGCTAATAACATTGGCTCGTCTGTTAATTCGTCAATGAATGATAATCAAGGTTGGATTAGACAAGGTAATTTTACTTTTCAACCAGTAAAAAATACTTTTAATACCCTAAAAAACAATAATTTAATTGGAATAAATACCTATGGTGCTTCTGATGTAAAGAATATTCAATCTGCAAAAGATTTTACTGCTGGACTAAAATCATCTCCAGTATTTCAATTTGGACAAACATTAGGAAATACTGCTGCTTCACCTTATGTAAATAAAACACTTCAACAAAATACTCAACAATATTCACAGTATATTAATACTGCTTTAAAAATGGCTAACCAGTCTAAAACTCAAGAAGAAAGACAAAGGTGGTTAAATTTAGCTAATCAAAATCAACAACTGTCTCAACAAGGTGCAACTAATGTTCAACAAGATTATAATAAAACTGGACTACAAATTGCAGGTGAAGGTTTGGGAACTGCTGCCACTTTAGTTGGTGGGCAAAAATTAAATGCAAAAACTGCTTTAACTATGGCTGGTATTAGTGGTGGAATAAATAAAGTCCAAGGCGGTTCGTTTGCTCAAGGTGCTGGAACTGGTTTGGCTTATGCACCAGTATTTGCAGGTGTTTCTCAAGCAACTAATCCTTTACTCTCAAAAGTTGTAAACTTTACTCCTGTTCAAGGAGTAGCTGCTAATAGGATTACTGCTGGAGTCTCAAATGTTGGTCAAGGTATAGTTTCAGATATTTCAACTGGTCAAAAAACAACTCCGTTAAGTATGGGAATTGATTTAGTAACTGGATTAATTGGCGGAAAAACACAATTTGATACAGGAGTTAAAGTCAAAGGTATGGGTGATGGAAAACTTTATCAATCAGATATAGACCAAACTAAAAAAGTATTATCTGCTTTAAGCGAAGAAAAGAAAACTGGTGTTCCTAATTTAGAATTAAGAACTCAAGCCTCAAAACTAGCTAATGACTATAATGAAGGATTTAATATAATGCCTAAAAAAGATTGGCAAAAATTATCTCTCGAAGAACAATATAAATTGATTTCTAGTAAACTAACTGATCTAAGTGCTAGTGGAGAACAAATACAAATGGGAATAGTTGGTAAACAACCATCTATATCTACACCACAAGGAGAGGGTATAGATTTAGCTGAAATTAAAAAATTGTTTGAAAGAATTAAACAATATCTTTTACCATCTCAAATATCACCAGAGAGTAAAGGGATTAAAATAAAACAAGAACCTACTATTAAGATAAAGACTGAATCAACTCAACCAACTATAAAGATTAAACAAAGTGTTCCATTAGAACAACCAACTGAACCAACATTAAAGTTAAGAGGATTTCAACAATCAGTATCAGAAGCACCAAATGTATCTAATAAAGTTAAACAAGGATTAAATTTACAAGGATATGAACAAAAACCAAACGAACAACTAATGGGAGAGGCTAAAGCATTACTTACAGAAGGTGGAACGATAAAAGATGTTAAGAACATCCCAGATATAGATAGAAAAGTAACTGCTGCTATGCAAGAAGCTCTTAATTTAGACGCTGCTGGAAAACACGATGAAGCTGCTGCTTTGTTTAATAATCTTTCTGATATTGGTACAGAATTAGGTCGTGGTGTTCAAGCATATTCTTTACTACAAAAAATGTCCCCACAGGCTATATCATTAAGCGCTGCTGGACAAATTAAAAAATATAACAGAACTGCTAAGGTTAAACTTCCAGAACTAACTGGAGAACAACAAAAACTTATTTCAGGACAAGTAGAAGCAATTCGTAATATGGTTGATGGTAAAGAAAAGAATATCGCCCTTAACCAACTCGAACAAACTATTAATTCATTTATTCCATCTAGTAAAACAGATAAATTTATAACTGTTTGGAAGGCTGGACTTTTAACATCACTTAGAACTCATATAAGAAACATCGCAGGTAACACAGTAATGCAAGGAGCTGAAATAACATCTCAAGCACCAGCTGGATTTGCTGACTATTTAATGTCATTAAGAACTGGTCAAAGAACTATTAGCCCAACATTAAAAGGAACTGTTAGTGGTGCTAAAGAAGGGTTCGGACAATCAGTAGACATTATGAAGTATGGTTTTGATCCATCAAAAGAAATATCTAAATTTGACGTAAAAAAGATAACTTGGAAAAATACCCCTACTGACCAAGCATTGAAGAAGTATACTGACTTTGTATTTAATACCTTATCAGCAGAAGATAAACCGTTTTGGCAATCTAGTTATTCTCGCTCACTTTATAATCAAGCTGGTGCAGAAGCTATGAATCAAGGTAAAAAAGGCAATACTAAAGTTATTCAAAATCTAGTAAATAACGCTAGTGAGGCAATGAAAAATCAAGCTACAATAGACGCTAACTATGCTACTTTCAAAGATAAGAATATGATTAGTAACGTAGCTGCTAATTTTAAAAGAGTAATGGGGAGTAAATGGTATGGAAAACTTGCTTCCGAAGTTGTTGCACCTTTTACCGGTGTCCCATCATCAATGTTGACTAAGACTTTTGATTATTCACCGTTAGGACTTCTAAACGGGATTAAAGACGCTGGGAAAGTAGTTACTAAAAATGTTCCTGACTTACAAAGACAAGCGGCTCAAGAAATAGGTAGAGGAACTATTGGAACTGGTATATTTGCTTTAGGTGCTTATCTTGCAGGTAAGGGACTTATCACTGGTCAACCAAAAGATGATGCTGAACGTAAACAATGGGAGTTAGAAGGTAAACAAGCTAATTCTATTTTAATCAATAGTAAATGGCGATCAATTAATTCTATTGGGCCACAAGCTATTATCTTACTTGCTGGTGCTAAAGCAGACGAAGAATTAAACAACCCAGAAGGTAACATAGGGAAATATGGATTAAGTCTAGTTCAAGACCAATTAAATCAAACTTTTTTAGCTGGTGTTCAACAACCACTCCAAGCAATCACCGATCCTACAAGATATGGTAAATCTTATGTAGGAGGTCAGATAAGTTCTCTAACTCCTAATATAGTAAAGGACATTTCTAAATCACTTGATCCAACTCAAAGAGAAGTAGACACTGGAACTATGGGAGGGAACATTAAGACTTCTATTCAAGCAGGTGTTCCTATTTGGAGAAATCAAATGACACCAAAAAGAGATACTTTAGGAAACATCCTTAAACAAGAACCAACTGGATTAGGTGCTTTTGTTGACCTATTCAATTCTAAAACTCCTATTAGTAATAATGTAGTAGATGAACTTAAACGACTTAACGAAGGTGGTTATAACGCTACTCCTAGTAAAATAACTAAAAATCAAACTATCAACGGAACTAAGGTTGTCTTAGACCAAAAGAGTTTAGACCAGTATGAAGAAGAAGCTGGTAAAGCGGTATCAACTTCCTTAGAAGCATTATTTAATAGCAATTCATATCAAAAACTAGACGATGAGTCTAAACAAGAAGCCATAGATAAATTAGTTACTGCTGAGAGAAAGAAAGTAAGAGCTAACATTGACCTTAAATATATGCCTGATACTGGTTATGTCAAATCTACTGACGCACCTACTTCTTTAGGTGGAAAAATAAGTGTATATGGAAAATCAATCGTAACTGATCCTGGACAAACTATTAAAGCTGTTATTGCTGGTAATCCTATTCGTAAAGTTGAGGGTGGAACAGTCATATTGGAACGTAAAAACTCACTTGGAACTTTAGATAAGGGAAATACCTCAACTCAAATAGACCATAAAATAGCTTTAACTTTAGGGGGTAGTAATGATGAGTCTAATTTACAAGTATTAACTAATGAAGAAAACCAAATTAAAGGACAGTTTGAAACCTATCTTTATAAGGAAATGAAAGCCGGGCGAATAACCAAAGAAGAAGCTCAAAAGAAAGATTTAAATTGGCGTGAAGAAGTAAATAAGTTACCAAAAGCAGAACAGACAAAAATTGCCAATTCATTAAAAGATGAAGCCATAGATGAAACAAGCGAAAACGTTTATAAGTTAGTTAGTGAAGCCGGAACAGTTACTACTATTGATTTAGGAAAAGAGATTGAAGAACCTAAATTAACAGGGTTTACTGAAGTTGATAAAAAACTTAAATCTTCTTACAAATCAGCCATTACTACTCGTATTAACAATGTCGTTAAACTCTATGAAGATGGCCAACTAACAGCCGAAGAAGCTGAAAAGTATATAAAGGCATTGAAAGCAAAATCATCATCTACTGGTAGTGGTAAGAAACTAACCATTGGAAAAACTCCTAATCTCACTATTAAAAAAATTGCTTCTCTTAAAATTAAACCAGTTAAAATACCTAAACTAGCTTTTAAAATTACCTCAACTAAGGGTAAATCATTGAGTAAGTTTAAAACAACCAAATCAAACAAACTAACTAGTCTTAAACTCAAGAAGATTAAAACACCTAAATTAAATTTAACATTAAAAGCACCAATAAAATCATCAGCATTGAAAGTTGCTATGGCTTAATGTTAAAATAGACGTAGGAATATTATTTACATTAATACCCAGACAGTTTTTGTCTTGGGTATTTTTTTTTATTAAAATTATGACAGTAACAACACTATTACAAAGAATCCATACACTTTATAGTAAAGATTCTGTTTACCCTACTTCTGGAGAAGAAGATTATATAGTTAGATTTGCTTTACTATGTAATTCTATAGGTATATGGGAACACGATAACGAGAACGGTACACAATGGAAAGAACTATTTGTATCTCTCGTAGATGCAGAAGATGGTGATGTTCAAACAGTTATAGGGTTAGATACTTATGATTGTCCTACAGATTTTGTTTTTCCAGTTTCTTTTGTAAAGATAGGAACAGGTGATACCGCTGTTTATTATCGTAAAATAGAAGCAACTGAGGCAGTGGCTTATCAAGGCACAACTGAAGATGTTTATTATATTACTGGGAATAGAAAAACAGGTTTTAAAATTCATTTGATGCATACGATACCAAGTGCCGTTTTAGATATCAACTACGATTATTACAAAACTGCTTTTATCCCTACTCTTGGAACAGACACTATTGAAATGGAAGATGAACAGTTTGCTATTTATTGGACTCTATCAGAACTTACTAAAGATGATGATCCAGGACTTTCTTCTACTTATGCACAAATTGCTATTAATAAGTTAGATGGTATGAGATTAAAGAACGATCAAATATCTAATTATCAATATCTTGAGATTGTAGATAACAATCCAGGTTTTTAAATTATGAAATTAACTAATATTAGTAGAACGGTTGCAAAACCTACCATTTTAGATATAAAAGAATTTCGGGGAGGGTACTCGTCTCTTATAGACGAAGCTCGTATGCCATCAAAATTTGCTGTCCAATCAACTAATATGATCCAAGATCAAGATGGTATATGGTCTACTCGTTGGGGTATGGATTATTATGGACCAGCTATAACAGGCGAAACTTCGATAGATGGTGCAGCTGAATTTATTAAGACTGATTTAACTAAAGAAATTATTGCCGTAGGTGGAACTACTGGTAAGATTTGGAAAAGTGTAGATAAAGGTGCTTGGGAACAAGTTGGAAGTGCCACTCTCACTCCTGGAACTAACCCTGATTTTTTACAAGTTCGTTCTCAATTATATATAACTAATGGAGTTGATCCCTTAATGCGATATGATGGTACTAATTTACTTATCTATACTGCTATTGATCCTATATCTGATCTTTCATTTGCTCGTACGGTTTTAACTACTGGTTCTTTCCATTATTGGTACATGGTAACTGCTCTTAATGCTGTCGGTGAAACAGTTGGAAGTAATGAGATTGATGTCACTGTTAATAAAGAAAGAGTAAATTGGGGAGATACGGAATATGTAACCCTAAGTTGGTCAAAAGTTACCGGAGCTACAAGTTACCGAGTATACGCACACGAACAGCAAGGGTTTGAATCTTATCTAGCTGATGTTGTTGCTACCGCCGATGCGACTATCACTTATAAAGATGATGGTTCGGCTATTTGGAATCCGTTTTTACCTATCCACGATGGCGATACTACTGCTGCTCCTAAATTTGGAACACTAGAAATTTCTAATAATCGTTTATGGGGTACAAATGATCCTGATAATAGATGGAGAGTATATTGGGGTAGTGCTTCATCTAATACTTGGGGTTCTTGGAGTGATTTTGATGGTGGTGGTTCAGTAGATCTTGAATTAGGTGGACGAGAAACACCGGTCAAAGTAGTTCATTATCGTACAGGTGCAGGAGTATCTATTGCTACTGTTCTCTGTTCAAGTCCAGAGGGTACTGGTTCTATTTGGCAGATTACTCTAACAAGTACAACTGTTAATGGGGTTACTTTTGATTTACCTTTTGTTCAGAAAATAACTGGTTCTATTGGTTCAAATGCTCCATTCTCAGTCGTTAAAGCTAGAGACAACATTGGATTTTGTAATAAAAAAGGATTTTTCTTTCTTAGAAGTAAACCTCAGATGTTAAATCTATTATCAACTGATGAAACTTCTCAACCAATAAGACCTGATTATCGCTCCTTAAATCAATCACAAATACAAAATCTATGTTCTTACTACTATGAAGGTAAAGTATTCTTCTCAGGAGCTGAGGGAACATCAAATGACATTATTTTCATCTATGATATGGAATACAATAACTGGAATTATAAATGGACTAAAGGAGTAAAACGATTCTTTGAACATACTGAAAATACTGCAGGAGATGCTACTACTCACTTTTTAGGAGTCCCTATTACAGGTAATCGTTTAATAGAAATTAATCAGAACTTTGAGGGAGATTTTGGACAACCATTTTATCAATCTTATTTAAGTCCTCTTATTCCCGTTTCTAATGATAAAAGTAATGTCTTAAAAACTAAAGAGAGTATTATTGAATTAGGACGACCAAAAGGAAGAATTAATTTTGAAATTTTAGGAATAGAAGCTAAAAAAGGATTTTCTTCACTAGCAACTAGATCGATAACTTCTAATACTTCCTACACATCAGGTATGTCAACTGATATGTATTCTGATTTTAAATTCTCAGATACTAATGGAGTTCCAACAACTTTTTCACAATCATCACTTAAAAAGGGTAAAAAAATTCGTAAACAAGTTTATTCTATTCAATATAGGGTTTATTCTAATAGTGCAAATACAAAATATTCCATACTTTCAATACAAACTAAAGGTAGGTTACTCAATAAACAATCACCGTCAAGTTGGTTCCAATGATTTTTATGATAAAACAACAAGTAAAAAATGTTATAATTAACCTAGTAAATACCTTTAAAGGTAATACCCGTCTATGTGGCGGGTTTTTTAGTAATTTTATAGGAGGTCACAATTTCAGCCAATAGTTCAGATAAATTAAGAAAAGGGGTAGCACAATGGAGCGGTGTTATCGGTTCAGGTGGTGTTAATGATGGATCGGTTACTACTATTCCATTAAGTTCAGTCTCTGGTATTCCAACTGATACAGCTGTAATGATAACTATTAATCGTGTTGATACTTTAGGAAAGATTACAGGAAACTTTGAAGGTGTTGTCGGTGTTATTTCAGGAACTAATGTCATTGATTGTTTAAGAGGTGTTGAAGGTACAGCACAGGCTTGGTTAGCAGGTACAGTAGTTGAAATTCTATTTACTGCTGATAATTGGAATGATCTTATAGATGCTTTCTTAGTTGCTTTTAACCAAGATGGAACTATTAAAGATAGTACAGTTCTTACTACTCCAGTAATTAATACCTCTTTTACTGGTACGGCTAAAGCTGCTAGTGGAGACATTACCACTGGAACTGCTGATAATCTAATCGTTACTCCTAAAGGTTTAAAAGATGCTGGTTTAACAGTTACTCCTACTTCGACTACTACATTTACTAATAAAAGAATTAATCCTCGTATTGTAACGGCTGCTTCTTATACAACCGATACAGGAACAGCCTTAGATGTTTCTACTTGTGATGAGTTTGATGTTACAGCACAAGCAGGTGCATTAAAATTAAATAATCCTGGTGGAACTGCTGTTGCTGGACAAAAACTAATAGTCAGAATCAAAGATGATGGTACAGCTAGAGCATTAACTTATGATACGGAATTTAGAGCTTCTAGTGATTTAGCTTTACCTACTACAACGGTATTAGGAAAGACTTTATATATGGGCTTTATGTTTAATGCCACAGACACAAAGTTCGATCTACTTTTTGCATTAAATAATTTTTAAATATGAAAATTTTTAACTGTCAAAATTGTAATAAAGAATTTGGAAAGAAACATAATCCTCAAAGGGAATATAAGTTTTGTTGTTATCAATGTAGGGCGGATTATGATAGCAAAACTTCAAGAATAGAAAAAGTATGTAAAAATTGTGGTGAGTTATTTCATCCAAGTAGAAATAATACCGTTCAAACACTTTGTAGTAAAAAGTGTAGAATTGAATTTAGTGATAACGGCAAGACTATTGAACAAAAAAAAATAAGAAGTTCACTTGAATACAGTTTATGGCGTTCAGCAGTTTTTATTAGAGATAATTATATTTGCCAAGATTGTGGATTCACTGGTTATTTAGTTGCTCATCATATTAAACCATTCTCACTATTCCCAAAATTAAGACTAGATATAAATAATGGAATTACCTTATGTAAAAAATGTCATGGAACAAAACATAAAGGTATAAGAAGAAAATTACTTATTTTAAATAATTTCTAACTATGAGCCAATGGATTAACTGGGGAGATGGTTCAGACGGTAGCCCAAACGCTATCTCTGGAACTGTCAACACCTATGCTACTTGTACTGGAACTGCTGGACAAACTGTTTTAACAACTGCATTAGCTGCTAGTGAAGGAGACCAAATTCTTGTTCATCAATCACAACACGCTACTGCTGCTGGAACTTGGGAAATAGTCAAAGTAGTTAGTGATGCTGGTGCAACTCTCAATTTATATAGTGCTTTAGTTAATTCTTATTCTACTGGTGCACAGGCTGTTTTAATTCCTCAATATTCAGGTGGTGATATTAGTGGTGCCGTAACAGGAACTGCGTGGAATGGAACAGTAGGTGGAATCACTGCAATAATGAGTAACGGTGATTTAACGGTTAGTGGAAGTATTACTCCACCATCTGGATTTTTGAAAGGAGGTGCGGTTGGTGGTGTTGGAACAGGTAAACAAGGAGATGGGACTATTGCTGCTGGTGGAACACAATCTGGTAATGCAAACGGAAACGGTGGTGGTGGTGGTCCAAAGGGTGCTGGAGATGCGGCTGCTGGTGGTGGTGGCGGTGGAAATGGAACTGCTGGTGGTAACGGAAATGTTGGGCAAGCTGGTGCTGCTGGTACTGGTGGTGCTGCTGCTGGAGCTGCTGCTTTGACTACAATGGTATTTGGTGGTGCTGGTGGTTCAGGTGGTTTTGGTAACCGTGATGCTTCTAATGGTTTGGGTGGGAATGGAAGTGGAATTGTTTTAATTATTGCCAAAAATATAACAATTACTGGAACGATACCTCTTACTGGTAGCGTTGGTGAAAACGGGACTGCTGATTCTGCTTATTGGACTGGTGGGGGTGGTGGAGCTGGTGGTTCTTGTCTTATAAAGTGTCAAGTTGCTGTTTTAGGAACTAACAGAATTACTGCTGCTGGTGGGGTTGGTGGAACTGGCTCAAATGGAAGTGGATGGTGGAATTATGGTGGAGATGGTGGAGTTGGTCGTATACGTTGTGATTACTTTACTTCTATTACAGGTTCTACAACTCCTACTTTAAGTTCAGCACAAGATTTAACTTTAAATGTTCAACAAAGTGGAGCATTTGCTTTCTTCTAACTATGAAATCAACTTATAAATTAATTAAATTATTAATAATTGCCCTATTAGTAATTAATACTATATTTTTATTTAATATAAATAAAACTCTATCTCAATTATTTATTACTGAAATACAAACATGTCAATAAAATCTATAACTGTAAAGAATAAAAAAGGTACTAAATATGTAATCAAAAAGAAAACTAATAATATTAATTATGGTAAACCTAAAAGAATTGCATGAAAAACGAAGAAAACATAACTAATTCTGATATTCTTAAAGCTATAAATGATTTTAGACAAGAGGTTAAAAGTTGTTATGTTTCAATTGATCGTTTTACTCCAGTAGAACGATTAGTTTATGGAATGACAGGTGTTATTCTTTTTGCAGTCGTAGGTGCTTTAGTGGCTTTAGTTTTAAATAAAACAGGAGTACAAGCAAAATGGTAAAGTATAATAAAGCTGTTAGTTTTATTATTATAGGAATGTTAATATTAGAAATATTTATTTTCTATTTATTAATGACTGGTGCATATAAAAGTCCTCTTTGTTTAGAACCAACACTTTTATAATTTGTTATAATAACTTATGATTACATTTGATAAATTTATAGAAAAAAATAATGGAAAGTTTATAGATTACGATCAACATTGGGGTTTTCAGTGTGTGGATTGTATACGTGAATACATTATTGAATGTATGGGTTTAAATCCTTATGAAGCAATACCAGCAAATAACTATGCTAAGAATATGTTTTATAAGTTTAATAGTAAATACTTTACTCAAATTAAAAATACTCCAAAAGGAATACCTAAAAAAGGAGATATTATATTTTGGAAAACCTATCCTTTTGTTACTGGAATAGCTGGTCATGTTGGTATAGTAGTATCAGCTAATGTTAATAATTTAATTGTCTTCAACCAAAACTACGGTACAGGTTCTCCATGTAATTTAAGGAGATTTAATTATAAAGGAGTTCTCGGATGGTTGTCACCTAAAAAATAGAATTTGACCATACTAACCCAATATGATAAAATTAATTAATGAAAATAAAAATTACTTCTCCTACTCATGGTACACACTATGTTTTAGTAGATAAAGAAGATTTAAAGCTCTTTAATAAAGAAAAAACATATCTACATAAAGTAGGTCAATTTTTATATGTAAGATTAAATCCAACTAAGATTGGTTTACATAGATTAATAATGGGTAATCCTAAAAATATGGTAATAGATCATATAAATAGAAATCCATTAGATAATAGAAAATGCAATCTAAGAATATGTACTATACAAGAAAACTTAAGAAATCAATTAAGACCAAATAATAAAACAGGTTGTACTGGAGTATCTATTGGTTGGAAAGGTAAATTTACAGTAGGTATTAAAACAAATTATAAGAAAGTTCATATAGGAACATTTGATACACTAAAAGAAGCTATCCAAGCACGCAAGGATGCAGAAAGATACTATTGGTCGGATAGTTATTGCAAAGTATAAAGTAAACCTAGTGTAGCAGTCTATAAGACTAACTGCTAATAACCTATAATAGGTGATTTACTATGAGACGTATAAAATTAAACTGTTTAACAGACAAAACAAGTTATTTATTAAAAATAAAAATTATGTCAAAAAAATTTTCTTTAAATAAAGAAGATCTTTTAAAATGGGGAAAGAATACTTTAACATTTCTTGCACCAGCTTTAATAATTTTCTTAACAGCTATTCAGACAGGAGTTCCTATTAAAGAAGCTCTGTATTCAATTTATCTTTGGGGATTAAATATCACCATTGATTTATTAAAAAAATTCGTTCAAGAGAAATAAAATAAAGACCGGCATTTAATCGTGGTAGATGGATAACTTTTTGATGTTATCAATGTCGGTCTTGTACGTGTACACCTATATTTTAGCACAATATGTAAATGAGTGCTAATATTGATATAGAAAGTATTAGATTGTCCTAATTTATTGTTCGGAGTATTTGCGGTATAATCCAGTTATAAATGACAACTGAAGATGTTAAGGTTGGAATTGGAGTTTGGGATCAACATTTTCCCAATCATAATAAGAAACTTTGGGAAAACATTTTAAGAGTAATCGGGGATATAAAACCCGATTTTTTTGTTTTTGGAGGTGATAATCTCGATATGGACGCTGTAAACCATTGGGAAATAGATAAAGGTAATCGTAGAGGAATGGAGGGTAAAAGATTACGTAAGGCTTACGATGATTATAATTCAGAAATATTAGATCAAGTTAATGTTTCATTACCGGATACTTGTAGAAAAATTTGGATGTATGGAAATCATAGTGAATGGCTAGAACAATACATAGATAAATATCCTGAACTAGAAGGATTTTGTGAAATAGAACGTAATTTGCATTTAGATGGTTGGGAAATATATCGTTATCGTCAGACAGTAAAAATAGGTAAGATTTATTTTCATCATGGAGAATATACTTGTAAATATCATGCTTCTAAAATGGTTGATGTATTTGAAAAGAATATTGTCTATGGTCATTGTCATACACCACAATCATTTACTAAAGTAACACCTGTAGATGGTGAAGCACATATGGCTATTTCAATGCCCTGTGCTTGTGATATGAACCCTAGATACATGAAAGATAAGCCTAGTGCTTGGGTAAATGGTTTTGGAGTGTTCTATATAATGCCAAATGGTAATTTTAATATTTATCCAGTTATTAGTTCAAAAGACCATTTTGTATTTAATGGAAAATATTATTGACAGAACTATACAGGAAATGAAAGATAATGAGAATAAGGTAACTTATTATATTGTCTGTATATTTTGTCTAGTTTTAACACTAATAGTTTTATTTTAAAACGGTAATGGTGTTGACAGTCTTTCAATCACACTTTCAAGATATTCTTTAGTATTTTTAGTTAATATTCGTCTTTTAATCTGTAAATTTTCTTCCCATTTTAAACCTTTCTTTCTTAATATTTCAGATACTATAGTAGGATCTCCTGATTTATGATGTCTACAATGTTCGGAATTTGTAAGTGGAATGGCATTATCAAAGTCATATCTTAATGATTTAGCCTGTGATTTGTAGATAAAATGATGGATTACCTCTACTGGTTCACCACTAATTATTGAATAAGGAAACATCTCTTTACCTCTTATTTGAAATAAAGCGTCTGCTCGTCCTCTTAATCTTTCTATTTCTTCGTGATTTATTTTATGAGTAGTTTTTCTTTTTAATCCTTTACACTTAGGTTTACTCTTACCATATATTTTTTTAAGATTATATATTTCATCAAATATTTCTTTACTTGGGTTAATTTTTCTTCTCATATCGTTTTAAATATTCATCGACTGTTTCATCTATTATATTCTTTCTATTTTCTTTGTGATGTTTAATTAGATTAAATCGTAACATTTTTTTAACAGTAGTCATAGATATTCTTAAACTTTTAGAAAGTTCTTTAGTATTCATTTTTATTTTAAATATTAATTTTTATATAATTCTATACAGAGTTTTTCATATAATTTTTCTAACATTACTCCAAGTTCATAAGTTTGTTTTTTCTCTAAACTATTAACAGTCGGAATGTGTTGTAATGCTAATGATATTTCATAAATATCAAGGATTATATTTTCTATTTTTTTATTTATTTTCATTTTATTTGTTTTAGTTTAATCATAATTCTCTATATGTATTAGTAACTTCATCAAATAAAACTAATTTGACCATTGTCTAAATAATTATAACTTACTTTTGGTTCATTGATTAACTTCCATACAGCAACACGTCTACCGTGAGAAGTTTGTCTAGTAGTTTTAACATAAGAGACTATTTCCCAATCTTTATCAAATACTGCTCCAAATACTTTAGCATTAACTCCATCTGGTACTTTTACTTGATCTCTAACGTCATCAATAGTTAAATTACCTTTCTTTTTATATTCTCTTATAGCAATCCATCTACAGTAATCTAAAAACTCTTTTCTTTTCTGTTCAAATAGATCAAAAGCTTGTTGTTTAGTGTTCATATTATTTAACTAAATTTTTATTAAATACTACCCATGCTGACCAACCCTGAGATAAATATATTTTTCTAACTTGTTTAGCATTAAATCTTGGGTCTTCTAAGTTTTCTTTCCATTCACTATCAGTCATATCTTTTGGTTTATGACAGGAATTTACTTGGCACCACGAATAATCATAAGTGCCGTTAGTATTTTCATTTAAAGCATAAGGACTTTGTCTTTTATTTTCGGTCATACAAATTCTAATCATCTTACCTGCTTCATCTGCTGGAAATACCTCTCTTATAGCGTCATTCCAAGTGATTTTTGGTGTAGGTGTAATATTTTCCTCTTTTGCATTTACTTTCATTTCTAGTGGCTGTGGTGAGTCATATTTAGTAAATAATGCAAATCCTAATAATGTTCCAATTATTAATCCACCAACCACTCCTGCTATTTTATATTTATTTATTTCGTACCATTTAGCAAAGGCTAATTTTAATTTAAAACCTAAACTAAATTTTCTAAATTGTCCTGTTTTTTTGTTTCTCATAATTGTTTAATAAATATTTAACTAAACTATAGAGCAAGAGAAAGACATTGTGTTGTCTGGGCAGTAACTGTATCCAGTCCAATGTCTTCTGTCCTACTCTATAGTTTTTGTTAATGTACGTGTCCCACTTTTCAGTATTTCTACTGGCTTTGAGTTTTGTTTTATTAAGTCCTAGATACAGGAGGTAAGGATTTGCACCTTACAGTATTCTCAAGATTGGAAGAATACTTACTACCTATGACGTCCAGTAATAAGCATGTTTTCCCTTCTTGACTACGTCATTATAGTGTCTACCTATTCCACCACTCCTGTGTTCTAAGACTTAATTGTTAAATGTGCTTTGAGTATCTTTTAAACTAGATTCTGCGGTCTAGTGGTTCTGGTTAGTGTTTCTTAACGTTGCCAGTATCGTTATGGTTTTATAATACCCCTTTACAATTATTATGTCAAGTAGATGATAATGATATAATTATTATGTACATTAAATATCTGGTTGCTGGAGTCTAGTTAAGTTTAAAAGGAGTTAAGTTATGTCAGAAAAACAAAATAATCCAAAAACATCATACGAAAGATGGCAAAATCGTTTTAGTTATATGGAAGGTCAACTATTAACGATAGTTGATGCTACTTTTCCAGAAACTCATCAAAGTGAAGCAGTTAAATCTCTTATCAGAAATACACTTTTTGACAATAGAAGAAGTTTAGAATTAGATGTTAAAGATGAACCAATATTAGGTATCATTAGTAGTGGTAAATAATTAATTATTAAATAATTAAACTCCAGTAATTAGATATTAAATGATATAATTAATTGACTAGACTGATACTCAAGTTAAAATATCCTCTTAGAAATAAGGGGGTATTTTTTTTGATATGGTTTGTATTAATTGACTGGTTATTATAATAGTGGTTTAATGATAGTAATTAATGATTAAAATGATGATATGAATGATGAAAACTTCACCACTAAACAATGCGTAAATTGCTCTGGCTACGG